CGATAGAACACATACTTGTTCTCCGGGCGCGCGGGAGTGTGCTTCTTCATGTTCTCGCCGTCGATCACCATGGGGTAGATGCGACGGTCGTCGAACACATAGAGATACTTGGACTTCGACAGATCGTCGAGCGTCGGGTCATACTGGATCTCCAGACCCTTGAACGCGATGTCCGCGACGGAAGCGTCGATCTTGCCGCCGCCCTTTGCCCAACCTTCGAGCGTATAGTTGCCCTTGGCACGGAGCTCCTTCTCGAAAGCATCCATGAGGTCGGACCCGGCGAGAGCGAGGTTCGGCTTGCCGCCGTAACGGCGAAGCTGGCGCCACTCCTTTTGTAAGGTCTGCACAAGGTTCTGGTTGGCTGCGGTGGACGAATCGATGGCGAGGCTGACGCGGTTACGCCACCACGAGTTTGCCACCTGGTCGATACCGCCGACGACACCCGCCGCGGACGGCTTGGTGGTGATCCATGCGGTGACGCCGGGAATCTGCTTGGAGTCCTGCGACCCATCAGACCAGAACATCGTGTTGAAACCGCGATCGAGACCTTCTTGCATGTCGTCGAGCTTGTCTTCGAGAACATTAGCAAGCGCCACCTGCTCCGCATGCGTCGAGGTCGTCGACCCATCCGTCGTGTCGGTGATCGAGATGCCGTTCTTCAACAGCTCGTGCATCGTGAAGGAGATACCGCCGTGAATGAGTTTCCACGGAGCGGTGACCTGCTTGATGTTCGCCGGGTTACGATACGTGACCGCGTCATCGTGTTCGAAACCCTGGATAGTCGTGGTGTACTCACCCTTGACGCGACGAGTGATGTTCTCCTTGCCGCCTTGAAAGGTTCGGGTCTTCGAACGGAGGCGGTCAAGAAGCGGTTTGTCCTGAAGCGATTGGCTCAGAATATCACCGCGCTTGAAGTGGAAGTCGATCGCCGCATTCGCAGCGTTTTCGAGTTCCTGGACAGTAAACGCCATTGTTGTTTTTCCTGCGAGTTGATGCCGTTACCGAGACGCTATCCCTGCCTGCACGGCTTCAAGGAATGTCTTCGGCTCCGCAACGGACTTTGGCGAAGCGCGCCCGCTAACATGAGGGTCGATCCGCGATGGTTTCGGCGCGAAAGCTTTCATCTCTTTCGTGACGTCAGTGTAGATGCCTTCCAGCATCTTCACGACATCCGCCTTGGTCTTCGGGAAACCATCTGCGCCGCCGGTAAGCAACGCCAACTGGACCTTCTCATGAATTCGAGTCTGCTTCAGATGCCAATCCGGGTCTGTCTTCCGCTTCGCGTCTTCCCACTCGCCGGCCGTACTCG